TAATGAAATAGAAGATCAACAAGAAATGTCAGTAAGACTAGCTGAAATATTAAAAACTAAATCAGATGAATATGATAAGTGTGAAAAAAGGATGGAATCTTTAATTAAAAAATTAAATGGGGATCGGGCTATTAGATTAAAAGATAAAAGAGAAAGTGTGGCTTCTATTATTTCCCTTGTTAGAGGTTTTCAACTAGAAGAGGAGAGGCGTAACATGATTCGCCTAGCTATGCTTGAGAAAGAATCTGTAAGTGAAGAAATAGAAAGATTAGAAAACATGGATTCATGGAAAGCAAGAATTCTTGGAATAAGAAAGGAAGATATTTAATATATAATAATTAATTAATTAAAAACAATGAAATATGTAAAAATAAAAATAGGAGAGTATGATATAGAAAAAATTAAAGAAGTCTTTTCTAACGAAGATGATTTTAAACCTTCATGCCAAGAAGATTCTATTATTATAGAAATCATGAGGCAATGCATTAATGAAGATAATATCATTGATGAAGAAGAAGAAAAGGAATGCTGTGGAAAATATTCCTAAGCCATATATATATCTAGTATCAGAAGTATTAAAATACATTGATGGTGATACCATTGATGTAATTGTGGATTTGGGCTTTAAAACTTTTGTTAAAAAAAGAATTAGACTGGCTGGAATAAACACACCTGAAGTAAGAACAAGAAATAAAGAAGAAAAAAAGAAAGGCATAGCTGCACGAGAAAGGCTTCGGGAGCTTATCGAGGGTAGTGATAAGGATTTAATACTCATATCGCACGGTGTGGGCAAGTACGGGCGCGTATTGGGTGAATTAATATTGCATCCAAACCTAGATGTCAATCAAACCTTAATCTTGGAAGGTCATGCAAAAGAATATCATGGAGGAAAAAAATAAAAAAATATGCAAAATATGCGGCGAAACTTTCTCTTCTGATAAAAGCCTTCATATACATATAGCAAGAAAACATAAAATAATTCTTGCTGAATATTATACTATATATTATCCTAAGTATGATTTATATAATAAAGAACCTATACCATTTATAGATAAACAACAATATAATAATACTTTTTTTATAAATAGAAATAATTTAATTAAATGGAGCGAGCAAGCTCCATATGAAGAAGTAAAAGAATATTTAATAAACCAATTGAATTACAGAATACAATCTAAAAAATTAGAACGCGCGCCATGTCACTTAGATATTGAAACTAAGCAAATGCCTCCAATTGATCTTTATAGAAAGTTCTTTAAAGGTTACACAAATGCATGTAAAAAATTAGAAATAGAACCATTATTTTCAAGAAAAATAATGAAAAACTTTTTTAATCCTAATAATTCTCTCGAAGAAATAAAAATCTTAATCGATTCGCGTGAACAATTGCCGCTGTCTTTTAAGAATTCTGCTAAAATGAAGTTAGACTTTGGGGACTATACAGCCGCAGGTAAAGATTATGATTATACATATATAGATAGAAAAACAGAAGGAGACTTCAAGGGGACAATGACTAAAGGCTTCGAAAGATTTAAAAGGGAAATATCAAGAGCAAAAGAATTTAACTCTTATATATTTGTTTTAGTGGAAAACACTGTTGACCAAATCAACTCTAATAACGAATCATCTTTAAGCAAAACCAAAATGCCTTTTGTTTGGAATAGAATGAGATCCCTTATGCATAAGTATCCAGGAGTATGTCAATTTATATTTACTGGAAGTAGGGAAAGCTCAATGGATCTAGTGCCTAGAATTTTAAATTATGGTAAAAAACTTTGGGATGTGGATGTGCAATATTTTATAGATAAAAAACTATGACCTGGGAAGTTGGAAAAGAAGGGTTATATGTACCCAAGAAAGGCGACTTCAATCAAAACTTGTTAGATATAGAAGGTTTTCTAGAAGAAGAAGATGCCAAGATGGAGTTGATTAAATTTTTAAAAGAAAACATAGGTTTCGCAACAAACTTAATAGCTGGAGTAGAGCTTTTTCCTTTTCAAAATATAGCTATTAAATCTATGCTAGAGGCTGATTACTTTTTGGGTATATGGAGTCGGGGGATGTCGAAATCTTTTAGTGCTGCTATTTATGCTTTTTTAGATGCAATATTCAATCAAGGTATACAGATAGGAATACTCGCAGCAACATTTAGGCAATCAAAAATGATTTTTGAAAAAATAGAAGATATTGCAAATAAGCCTGGAGCCAAAATACTAAACGGGTGTATTACAAAAAAATCAAAAAAGAATGATCAGTATACTCTTGAAATAGGAGATTCGAAAATCATCGCCTTACCGTTAGGAGATGGATCAAAACTTAGAGGATTTAGGTTTCACAGAATAATAATAGACGAAATGCTTCTTATGCCTGAGCATATATACAACGAAGTTATCCTTCCGTTTCTTAGTGTTGTTCAAAATCCCACCGAAAGACAAAAGGTGGAAAAGTTAGAAGACAAGCTTATAAAGCAAGGTAAGATGACAGAAAAAGAAAGGACTAGATGGCAAAGTAATAAATTAATAGCCTTGAGTTCTGCAAGTTACAAATTTGAATATTTATATAAGTTATATGCAAGTTTCGAAGACCGAATAGTAAATGGATCAAAAAGCGACACGGCTAAAAGGGTGATCATGCACCTAGGTTATGATGTCGCTCCCCCTGCATTATATGACAAAAATCTAATAGAACAATCAAAGTCAACCATGAGTCAATCTCAATTTGACAGGGAATTTAATGCAATATTCACGGAAGATAGTTCTGGTTTTTTTAAAACATCAAGAATGGCTGCTTGCACACTCGAGCCTGGAACCGATCCTTCCGTAGAGGTAGCGGGAGACAGGGATTCTAAATATTTAGTTGCATTTGACCCAAGTTGGTCAGAAAGCGAAAGTTCAGATGATTTTGCAATGCACGTATTTAAGCTAAATGATCAAACAAAGAGCGGCACACTAGTGCATAGTTATGCAATGCCAGGGCTTAGAATGAATGACCACATAAAATATTTTCACTACATCCTGACCCATTTTAATGTAGTCTCAATAGTGGGAGACTATGGAGGGGGAGTTCAATTTCTTCAAGGAGCCAATGCAAGTGAAATATTTGCAAAAGCAAAAATAGAAATAAAAGAGATACTCACCAATTTGGATGATGTAGAAAACTATCAAAATTCAATAATAGAGGCAAAAAAAGAATACGACCTTAACTCAAAAAGAATTTGCATTTTAAGAAAACCAACCTCAGAATGGATTCGCAGAGCTAACGAATTACTTCAAGCTAATTTTGACCATAAAAAAATATGGTTCGGGTCTCGAGCGATAAATGAATCTTTTAACAAGCAGGTCAAAAAGGTAATACCTATTAAAAATTTAAAATTTATACCAAGCTACGATTCTATATCCTCAGGAGGGCCAGAATCAAAAATGATTGACTTCGTGGAGCACCAATTTGACATGATTAACTATACAAAGAATGAATGTGCATTGATACAGATCAAAAGTACTCCGCAGGGACATGTATCCTTCGACCTTCCTCAACAATTAAAAAGGCAGACAGGCCCCGCTAGGACAAGAAAAGATTCGTATTCCGCACTAATCTTAGGAAACTGGATGATAAAAACATACTACGATATAATGAATGCCAGTAATAAGCCAGTAAACTCCTCGTTTACTCCAATGTTCGTTTAAGTTTTTATTCCGTTAACAGTCTTAGGCCTAAAGCCTCCATCATAGTTGTCGCCTATAGTGGTTATCTCAGAGCTCATTCCAAAATTGTCAAGCTTCCTATATAACTCTCTGCCTGTATGATTTTTATAATATCTTTCCTGATCATCCCCATTGGCAAGAAGTTCTGTTTTTATTTCGCTCTTAAATCCAGCTAGTTTAGAGTTCATTTCTGTAGGTGTAGCTACAGAGTGAATTTTTTTATTTATACTTTGAAGGCTCAATTTTTCTTGAAAGTTAGGTTTAGGTATGCTATAATATATACACACATAATAACTAAATGAAAAATAAATT